TAACCCCAGCAGTGGCAACGAAGGCACGATAAACTCTTAAAAACTCTAAAGTTGTTGCCGCTCCACCTACAGTAACTGTTTCTTCTATTTCATTAAAGTTGTTATCTAATCCAAAAATTGTTATGGTTCTCGCAGCGTCTCCACTTGCTGAATCTTCTGACTCAGCACTATATGCATATAAGGTACTTGGAGAATCAACAGCAAGGTATTGATATTTGCCGCCGTGCATCCAAACTGTTTCTGGCGCGTTTCCTACATTTGGATTTCTACCAAATTTATGAATTGCTGCGTATCCATCAACATCGCCGTTTGCGATAGGAATATTAGACGCAATACCAAACGAGTTGATAATGTTGCCATCTTTATCTGCGAGCATAAATGATTCGAATAATGTTTTATTATTTGCGAGATATTCTTGTTCGTTTTTGTTCCAAATTGCCATTTGTTTCTCCTCTTACTGGTGGGCTTATACCCCTATTTTTGCCACCCTTTAATATATTCTGTACTGAAGTTAGCCTTACTAAACTCTAACCTATCAACAATTTTAAGTGTATTTTGTCCAACGTGGTCGATTGCAACAAACCCTTCTTGTCCTGTAACTTCAAAACCTTTAGCAGTTTTAAGAAGTGTTGTAATACCTTCAACCTTATTCAGTTTATCTATAATTAAATGTTTGGCATCTACCAGAAGGTTATACAATTCAAATATGTTACCGACGTCTTTTAAATCCTTCTTGTCAAAGTACATTAATAGGTCTTTACCTTTTTGTATCTTTGCATCCTTTGTCGTTTGTTGTTTGACTTTATCAGCCTCTTTTTTCGCGACTTCCTCAATGTATCTTTGTAGACCAATGATGAACGCCTTAACGTTGGTGATACGAGTTCCTTCACGAACCTTTGTATTAATAAATGTATTGACACGGACATTGAGCTCTGCGTTTGTACTTAATTCGTTGAGTTTATTAGCTTTAATTTTTCTGAATAATGAACCTGCCGCAGATAATTTGGCCGTCAATGTATCTGTTTCTGTTTTGGTCATTGTAGCACTACCAGATTTATCCTGGAATACTGCGTCTATTGACCATACGCTGTTAACTTTCTTTTGCTTTGTTGCAATCGCCTTTCCAAAACTTGCAGACATTGATTCAAGACTTGTTCCTCGGTATGTTGTGTGCCAAACCACACCGATTTTGGATTTTGATATTGTTTTGCCGAGGTCGCTGCTTTTAGGTACCGCGTAAACAATGGTATTAGGATGGAAAGTAACACACGGTACTCCATCAATGTTTTCTGTTTTAAGATCTGATTGCGTATATAATAAATCACCTTGCACTACTCCTTCAATTCCGAGTTTACTAAACTCTTTAAGTGCAATCTTAAACTTAACCGCCAAATCGCCACTTAACTCATCATTAATTTCACTTTCTGTTTTATATAATTTAGGCGTTTTATTGAACACCCCTTTTTTGGCAACAAAAAATTGGCCATCTGATGGGTCAACACCAGCGAATATGGCTGGAGCTCCGTCCCATTTTGTAGTCAAACTCACAGGAGCAGAAGCATTACCAGATAACATATCACGAATAGCTCGTAAATAGTTAATAACATTTCTTGTTCCTGTCACACCACCATCAAGTACAGCATCTTCCAAATGGGTCATATGAAGATTTTTGCCTGCAGCTTCTGTAATGTATTGTTTAAACTTTTGCATTATCGTTTCCTTTTCATAGTAAACATAGTTCCACTACTACTTGTATCTGTGTCGATTGAATATTTGCTACCTAAATTTTTTGTTAAAAGTCTTTTGTACAATCTCTCTCTTCCTTGTAATACGTTCTTTGACTTGGATTTCTTATCCTTTGCTGCCGACGCATTCATATATTTGGGATTTTCCTTTTTAACAAAATCGTTAATAACTTTAAATACTGTTGCCATTACTCTTAAAGCATCACCTTCACCTGTAACAGATTGTTCACCATTACGCTCGAAACTAAGTTCCCAGTCTATGTGGTCATAATCATCAATGTGTTCGTCACCTTCGATGTTTATATTTAATTGGCCACCATCATCAAGTTTAACTGTAGAACGATACCCTTGTCTTCCGTCCTTCTTTAATACAGCCGGATATGGGTTATTTAAAGCTTCTGTAAATAGCTCAAATGATATCACTTGTCTTTCACCCGAACATAACCTTTATGTTTAAAATCCTTTTCAATTGTCTTCTGAATCATATCAGCAACCTTCTGGGAATTTTTAAAGTTATTTCTTTTTATTTCCTTCATTAACTTATCTTTTAAATCTTTTAAAATGTAATCCAAGCCAGCAGAGGAATCTGTAGCCAAATCAGCTGCTTCACTGCGCATACTTGAATAACCGGTCTTGTCTGCCTGGGCAGCTTTAATCCATTTCTTTGCTTTAGGGTTTGTGATTTTCTTCTTTGCAAATTTTGTAGCCCATTTAAATCCTTCCATAGTACTCTTATTATAATCCATTTTGTCTGAATTGTCAATAACTATAAAATTTTCTTTAAACAATCTTTGAAATTTACCAATGTTATTTTGTACTTCCTTCCACATTTGTTCGACTTTGTCATCAGGTAATTGTCGAGCTCTGGATGAGTTTCTGGCCAGTGCAGTTTCCAAATCAGTATTAATATACATCATTGCCACATCATAACCAGCAGACCTGGCATCACTCACTAATTTAGCAATTTTAGTATAATCTCTACCGGTACCATCAATGGTAAGACCTAATCTTCCTCTAATATATCCATCCATTTGTCGTTGTGTCAAATTCTTTGCATTGTCTCTAATTGCTTGACCTTGAGCACTCATAATGGTTTCGCCATCCATTTCCAGACCTGCAGCTGTCATTGCTTTTTCATATGCTGTGTCTGAATTTATATTTTTAAAACCTAAGGTATGTAATGCAGTTCTACCTGTAATAAATGTTTTACCGGAACCGGGACCACCTGCTAAAAAGATTGCTTTAAATATTGCTGGGTCGTTTGGTCCTTCTTCGAGATGTGCCTTAAAACCTATCATAGGGAAACCTCACTTGGAATACCATTTACATAAGCAATGTCTATTCCAAAGAATTGGAGTAATTTTGCAAATAAGTTTTTACCTGCACTTTGAATTTTCTTTAATGCCTTTTTAACACCAGCCATAATATTAGTTAAAATACTCTTAAACTTATTAATAGCATTTTTACCAAGTCGTTTTATATCACTACCAATACTACGAAGCATATCCATAGGACCTTCTGCAATAAAGTCTTCTGTCAACATTGAATTTAATTCACTATGCTGAGCCAATTCGTTTATTACAATACTATGGAATGAGTCATAACTTTCATTTGCTTTAGAAAGTCCAAGTCTAAATGTAGCATACGCTGCTGTAGCTGCACTACCCTTTTTAAAGGCCACATAAGGTTTAACATTTTTTGCATATTTGGCGATAAGTGGTGAGTCAACAGTATCAATACTTTGAATATCAACAGCACCAGTTGGACTGAATTTACCTAGAAGGTTTGCTGCAGCCTTACTTGATGGTGAACCAAATTTATGGTTACCTGTAGCTGCCTCAAATACAACGTGTTTTGCAAATAATGCATTTACTGCTGAGTCTTGGTTAATATAAGACTCAAGCATTTTGGTTAATTCCTTATTCTGTGCATCCTTCTTTTGAAAGTCCAATACTTCTGGAGACTTATTACCCTTTTTAACTTCTTGCTTTAGGTGTGTCGTGGTCTCTTTTGTAATAAGAGCTTCCATTTTTAATTCCATTGCGGATATAATGTTCTTTGCAAAAACAGCATCAGAACCTACTTCCTGCATTGCGGATTTAATAATCGCGATACCTTCTGCTGGGGAAGCAGATGCAAGTTGTGAGCCACCAGCCATTTTAAGGGATATCTTTTCTGAAAAGTCAGCAGAGGCAATGTCTGTTTTGGGAGTTTTATTTGCTCTTGGAAAGTTCCAAAGTGGCCCAAGTGTAACACTACCTATACCACGGCCGGTCTGAACTAATTTTTTGGATTTAATTTTTGAATTGAAATTTTTGGCAATTGTCATTGCAGCGTCTTCATATAGACTCCAAAATTTCATAGCAACTTCAGTTGTTTCTGGGTCGGTATCTTTATTGTTTATCTTGTTATAAGCATATACAATTATATCTTCCCATTCAGCACCAGTAGGAGCTTTAGTTGCACTGGCCATGTGAGTAAAGTTACCAGATTTGGCACCCTTACCACCAGATATTGAATAGACCTTTCCATCTGGAGCTTTAAAGTGTTTTGTAAACTCTCCACCTTGTGGCCCAGCATCTATAGCTTTTTTATTAAATGCAACGACTTCGAATACATCATCTTTTTTATAGCCAGCATCTTGGAGTTCTTTGAACCCATTGCCTTTATATACAAATTTGTGTCCTATTACATACTTCGGGTCCAATATAGACCCTTCTGTAATATAGTTGCGAAATCGTTTCATTAAAAAAACCTACTGTTAAAAGCTAATATAGTCTTATTTATAAGCTTACTACCTAAAGTCTACTGTGTCACTGAACACACTTCTCTTCTTATTGCTACTAAGTCTCTGCCCAATATCTGTTTTATCAAATACAGGACCATCATCCTCATAGCTCTTTTTTCCACCACCAGAGCCACCTCCAGCTCCATTACCATCTAGGTTAATGTTCTGTTGTGCTGATTCCTCTAGTTCATAGATTTTCATTTTTGCACGTTCAATACCAACAAGGAACCTACGATAGTGGCTGATATCACCCCAGCGATTTTTCAACTGTTTAATCATCAACTGACCCATCTCATCTAGGTATTCAGAACTGACCAAACCAAATATGGCATCAGCTGTATGAGTAATACCCATTGATTCCGATGTATTGGTAAGATCGACATCACTATTTCCATAGCCATCTCTGTTAAACTGTGATGATGTAACAATTGCACAATTATATTCCATCGCAAGACCACGCACTTCCTCAGCAATAGATTTTACCAAAGTATAACTATTTGCTGCAGCAGCGCCTCGAACTCTTGATGAAGCACAGATGTTAAGATAATCCAAATATATGACATCAGGCTCAAAGCCCTTTTTCATTCTCAATTCATTTAATAGATGACGGAAGTGACCAGAATGGACACTGCCAGTTGGAAACTCTTTAATGACAAGTTTACCAGTTGTTTTAGATTTGTATCTTGCAATTCGTTTATCGTAAACATCTCTAGGAATCTCATTCACCTCATCGAGTGTGATATCCATAATATTAGCATCGATACGTCTACCAATTTCCTCTTCAGCCATTTCCATGGTGATATAAAGAACATTTTTACCATACATCAGATGATTAGCTGCCATGTGACATTTGATGAGTGATTTACCACCACCAGTTGTTGCCAATAACACCGTCATAGATTTACGAGGTAGTCCGCCTTTAGTTATCTTATTGAATATATCAATGTCGAATGGAATACGCTCTTCCTTTCTGTGGTAATGCTCATATCGGTCATCATGGTCTTCCAGGAAATCGTGACCAACTGATTGGTCAAAACTGATACCTAGTGAATCAGATAGAATTTTTGGAATTTCACCCTTGCTGACATCACCTTCGTTACCATCCAGAATGTTAATACTTCTACGAATTGAATTATAGAGGTCCTTATCCTGGCAGAATTTTTCTGTTTCAGCCAATAGAAACTCTACATTAGTAGATGTGTCTAGCTCAAGGCTTGAAATTAGGTCAGATGTTTGATTGAATATATCTTCATTAAGGTCTGTCCTATGGTCAAGAGCAATACGCAGTGCCTCCCTTGAAGGAGGCTCTTTGTATTTTTCTACATAGTCAACAGCTGTTGAAAACAACTTACGAAAAGCAATATCATCAAAATAATCTTCTTTTAAATATGGAAAAACCTTACGGCTGTATTCCTCATTCAGTATCAGATTCGATAGTATTGTCTTCTCTATCATTATTTTCTCCATTCACATTGGTTAACTTATATTTATGTTCGACAAACAGCTTGAAGGATTCGTCCTTCATTAGGTTCTCGAAAAACTCATCATCAGATTCAATATCCTTAGACCTGCGTTTGCTGCCTAGGATTTCACCTGTTGATTTATCCACCACATTATACCATCCTTGCGTGGCCACTGTCAACCACCCGCCTTCAAGAGCGAGTTCAAATAGACTTGACCATTTTTGGATTCCAGAGTCATATAAGACTTTGAATGGTAGTTTTGCTTTCTCTTTTACATATCTTGATTTTTCAATGTTGATAGTAAATTTAAATCCAGCAAGGTCCTTTCCATCTTTTTCCTGTGCTTTGGAAATGATGAAGATTTGGTTAGCTGAATAATAGATACCAGTACCACCTGATACAATATTTTTAGGAAATAAACCAATTTCCTTATAAGTGTGGTTTACAGCAATACATGGAATGTCTTTGCCGGTAAGTTTAGGTGTGACAATACGGAACAATGATTTTAATTGTTTCGCACGAGACATATCTGCAACAGATTTCTCATTTTCAGCATCCTCAACCTCTTTACGAGATGCAAGGTTGCCGATTGAGTCAATCATTACAAATACACGGTCGCTTTTGTCAACCTCATTTAACCTTTTGGTGATGTCAAATTTTAATTGTTCAACATCCTCAATAGGAATGTGTACGACACGGTCAATGTCGATATTATAACTCTCCAAATACTCGGGAGTGATACCATATTCTGAATCATATAGTAGTGCAACACCGTCCTTATATTTGTTGAGATAGGCCTTCATACAATAAAGACCGAGTAGGGTTTTAAAACTCTTTGATTCCCCAGCAACAACTGTCAAGCCAGGAATAAGTCCACCATCAAGAGAGCCACTGAATGCAATATTTACAATCGGTAGTTCTGTTTGAATGGGATCTTTTTCCTGAAAGAAAGCTGATTTGGATAGAACCGCAGAGGATTTAACTGACCCTGATTTGAGCATTTTATCAAGTAAACTCATATTTTATTCTCCGGTTAAGATTTGTTGTAATTTATCAGCGAAAGCATCAAGCTTTGCATAACGATCTGGCCAATAGATATAGTCCTTTTCTGGATTCGCCTTAAGGTTATTCAGTAAAGGAGTAATCGCATTATATAAGAGTTGAGCCTTTTCAGCCTCGGATTGTGCAGTTGCCGAAGCAGTTTCTGCAACAGATCGTGAATCTTGTACAACGGTCAATTCGTCTTCGGTCATAGCTGTAAAGCCAAAATCGAAGTCTAGTATAGTTTCTGTCTTATCAGACATAGTTATCTCCTAAAAGGTTGGAGACCAAGGCCCGAGCTGTACGTGTAAACACGAGCTCTTTTGAATGCCGAGGTCTCCAATAATCATTATTAGCTTCTTGCAAGCTCTTTAAAGATTGATAAATCATCATCATCGTCATCTGATGAAACCGAAGCCTCAGCAGTTGGCGCAACCGGAGCAGATGTTGCATTGGATAGACTACTCAAATCCAAATCATCACTGTCTGTCTCAGCAGCTGTCTCAAAAGGTGCCGCGGCACTTTGCTCATTCGTATCGTTAGATAAATCCAAAACTCGGTTGAGTTTAGTTTTTAACTCGGTGTAAGACTTAAAGTTTTTAGGGTCAACCATGTCTTGTAGAGAATGCTCTTCGTTCCAAACTCTTTCCATTTCTGCGTCATCATCAAATAATGCCTCAGATGGGTCAAATTCAGATTTGTCGTAGTTAGGGTAACCTTCGAACTGACGAATTTTCAGTCTAAAGTTAGCACCTTCCCAGAGGTCAAAAGGATTGATTGCTTGTTCATCTTCGAAAGATGGGTTCATCAAATCATTTAGTTTATCAAAGATTTTCTTACCGAATTGGTACATGAAAACCTTACCTTCGTTGTCTGGATTCGCTGAATCCTTAACGATATAAACATTAGCAATATACTTCAGCCTACGCTTCTGTTTTCTTGCTTGTTCCTTATCAGCGTCAACACCTGTATTCCAAAGTTTGGAATTGTACTCGGAAACCGGGTCGTCCTGGTTTAGAGTAGTTAGGGAGTTTTCGATGTACCACAATCCTGTAGGTCCTTGGAAACCGTGGTCCCAAATCCTTACAAAAGGCATTTCTTCACCTGCTGGAGCTGGTAGGAATCGAATGACTGCGAAGCCATTTCCTGCCTTATCTCTTGTAGGTTTCCACATCTTGCCAGCGTTTGGATCTTGATAGGATTTTGTGGTGATTTTCTCAAGTTGAGAATTCAACTTATCGAGAGTGTTTTTCCTGTTCTTCTTTAACGAAGAAAAGTCTAGTTGTGCCATAATAGTTCTCCTGTATGTATAGCGTTATATTGCGTTATATTTCGATTAGAAGAAAAATTCGCGGACAATGTCTTTGAATCTCTTTTCATCATATGCCAAGAAAGGTTTATATTTCTTGACAAGTCTTATTATATCATAAGCTACAATTTTGTCAACCACTTTTTTGTCCCAATAGGAAAAAATGTTAGCTGAATGAGCCAAGATGGTCAACGTTTCCAATGATATTTGTTTTTGCAAATATTTTGTCATTATATAAGGATGTTGCCCATCATATGATATAAAATTTTCTTGGTAGTTCTCATAGAGTTTTCCCAAGTCACTTTTGAAGTTGTAGCCTAAGGCTTCAATTTTCTTCTTCCATAGTATATATCTTTCTTCGGCCTCCTCATCGAGAAGGTCTCTGACCCAGATATCGGGTTTTACCAAAACATTGGCTAGTATGAGTCCTTGTGAGTCCTCACGCTTTCCAAGTTTAGCAAAGCTGTAAGCATCATTACGAGCCATAAAGGTCTTATTGTTTGCCCTTACCTTCCCGTTATACTTAAAATAATCATAGTTATCGGTAGTAAAATGTCGTTTAATTGCCAGAAACCTGACATACGTATCAAATGATTTATCACTTGCAATGGTCTGTGATATCTGGTTCATCATCTGCCTCTACCATTCTTAATTTGACTGCCTCTGTGCGAATTTTCTCTTTTAATATAGAAGATTTTTTCACAATCTGCGCGACAGTTTCAATTTCAATATCGTTCTTTTCTGCAAAGTCCACCAGTGCCTCAATATAAGGAATACCTCTTGAGATGTGCTTGCTTATTTCGTGATGAATCTTATCTGGTGTCAGTGCGACAACAGTGTTAATCGGTTCGTCTAGTGGAATATCTTTAGTCATTGTGTATATTATATCCTAAAATGCTTCCAATGTCAACCATTATTTTGCATTTGTTTTTAGTGGGTTAATAGAGTATATTATAACACGTTTCATTATGTTTGTCAACCGTTATTATAATTGTTTGGTGCCGGCACCAAGAGTCGAACTCGGGACCTATTGATTACAAATCAATTGCTCTACCAACTGAGCTATACCGGCAGTAAGTGTACATTATAACAGGTTTAGGTGGTGATGTCAACCAATTTCTTCAAATAATACATTATTGACATATTGCTCTTTTCGCTCTTCTGAAATGCCCATTGCAAGTATTGAGCCGTGAAGCATTTTATTCATCTTCTGATTAATGCAGTATTTGTTTTGCGCGTCAATAGTATTGATTGAAGTGTTATTTGTATAGATTTGGTTGAGGTTATCCAAATAGAATGACTGGAGCTTCATGGCAGTGTCACATAATTGGTCCAATTCCTCACCAACTTTAACTGTACCAGCTGCCATCATATCAGTTGAAAATATTTCCTGAGCCCAAGGTGGTAATTCTCGTTCTCTTTTCCAACTCAAATCCTTAACTGTATTATGAAAGTATTTCTGATAGTCCTTTGTAACAACACCATCATGGATTTTACTATAATCACAGAAAACACCACTGACCTTAGCAGGAGTAGCTACTATATCTAATCCAAAAATCGGTAAATCAATATGTGTATGTGGGAATACATTAATATGCATAAGCCACATTTTGTTCTTTCCAACCGGTTCAATGGTTTTTAAATGTGCTTTTCTAATATGGTTTGATTCCCAGAACCAATCGGACCAACCTTCTAAATCTGCTGTATGTTTGGGGTTCTCAATTCTTGTAAGGGTTCCATCAAACGCCGATATAAGCTCTTCTGAGAGGTCTCTTAATCTTGCAAACAGCTCACTCATCTTCGTAGTCTTCGCCATTTGCTCGAGCAAGTAAAACTTCTTCTGACAGATATTCCTCTGGGCTTTCTAGGTATTTTTCCATTAATTCCTGGAAGAGTCTTTCAGCATATTCAAAACAAATTTTGGCCTCATTTTCCATGCCATCATGTAGCAATTCTCTTACTTGTTTAATTAAACCAGCACGGTCCTCAAATTCATACATGAGTCCTTGACCGGGAATATTTTTCTTAATGATTTGACCACCATGCGCGTCACCGAAATGTCGGACATATAAATGAGCCAATAACTCATCCTTTTTATCATCTTCAACAAGTGTTTGTATATGATGATTATATTCTACGACAGACTGAAAGTTATCCTCTACTGGGTCTAAATCATACAATATTTCCAACTCGTTTAAATCGTCTTCCATTAAGGTAGATCTAAAAATTGGTTCTAGTGATGCGTCTATATCCACAGCCGATTCCAAAACCATATAGTTCTGTAATTGTGCGTGTAGATATTCTTGGTATAATTTGGGCTTGATATTTCCAGACAAAAGCATATCTGCAAATTCG